GTGGACACCAGCACGGTCACGAAAGCACAGGATGTGAACGCGGGGAAGAACAGCAACAATATCGTGTTCCCACGGCAAGAATGCTTGTATGGCAAGCCAGCGCTGAAAGGCACGACCGACCAAAAGGTCTGGAATTTCGGCAGTCAGCAAGGCGCGTTGTTACAGTGGACCGATACCTACAAGGGCAACGGTCTGCCTTACTGCTCACCGAGTAACAAGAACCTTCGCATGAACGCGCTGTTACTCGAAGATGGCACCGAGTTGGACATGAACCTTTTCGACGCCAACATGCTTAACAGCCAAGGCGTGGTGACGGCGCTCAACTGGATTGGCGGCTGGCGGTCGTGGGGCAACCGGACCGCCGCATATCCGGCTAACACGGACGTGAAAGATATGTTCATCCCGGTCCGGCGCATGTTCGATTACATCGGCAACACCATCGTGCTGACCATCTGGCAGAAGGTCGATGAGCCGGGTAACAGGCGCTTGATTGATTCGGTCGTGAACAGCATCCAGCTATGGCTGGACGGCTTGACCAATCAGGAAGCGTTGTTGGGCGCTCGCATCGAGTTTCGGCAAGACGAAAACCCGACAACCGAAATCCTCAACGGCCATTACGTGTTTCACATTTACATCGCGGTCCCGACCCCGGCTGAATGGCTGGACTTCCGCATCGAGTATTGGGTGCCATACATCCAAAACTTGTGGCCGCAAGACCAACAGGCAGCAGCGTAACCCACACAACCCAAGGAACACACCACCATGCAGATACCAAATCACGTTACCAACTACTCCATCTTCAAGGATGGCAGACGGCTCATCGGCTTGGCTGACGTAACCCTGCCCAACCTGCAAAACCTGAACGACACGCTCAAGGGCAGCGGCATCTTCGGCGAAATTGAAATGCCGGTTCAAGCGCATTTCCAACCCATGTCCATGACGCTCAAGTGGCTGACGGTTGTGGACGATGCGCTGTTCGCCACAATTCAAGATGGCGCACAACTGGACGCTTGGGCCGCGCACCAGCTTCACGATAGCGGGACCGGCAAGATCATTCACACCGGCTGGCGCTACGTGATGAACACCGCGCCAAAGTCCTTCAACTTCGGCAAGCTGGAAGTGGGCACCAAAGGCGACGCCGAAACCGAGTATGAGCTAATCAGCATCCGCGCCTTCCGCAACGACCAAGTGGTGTTGGAAATTGACAAGGAAAATGCCGTGTGCCGGTGGTTCAACGGCATTCAGCTGGTTGACCATGGATTGGTCATCAGGCAATTGATTGGCTTGTAAAGTGCTTGAAGTAAGGCATAAGGTGTTGGCCTATGAGCCAAACTACCACCAACGAAGTAATGGACCCTCAGCCGACCAACCGGCTGGAAGCCACTGACGTAACCGCAAACAACGAACACCGCGAGCTAGCCGTAGACCCGCCTCAACCACCGTGGCACCTAACCCTTGAGCCACCGGTGGAATATGATAACCAGCAATGGACGGAATTGACGTTCGACTTTGACAGCTTGAACGGCAAAGACTTCCAACGGGCTGAGCGCACGTTCCACAAGCTATTCAAAGCTGACCGGGACGAGTTTGTCTTGCCCGAAAGCAAACACTTGTTTCATGCGATCTTGGCTGCACAGGTGGCCGATGTTCCGGTAGGGCTGATCTTGAAACTACCACGCCGCTACTACGTCGCGGTGAGGCAAAAAGCGGTAAAAGCCTGTGGCAGCTCACTGGCGGACGACGCGTAACACCGTTGCTACGTTCCATCGCCCTGCGGTTGGCGCGAGCTACCGGTGGTGGCGTGGACTACTGGTTAGGGCTGCCGATACCCGAACTACTGGCCTTCATGCTGGAATTGGGCAATCAACTCCGCGAGGAACAACCTGATGGCTGACGCGCACAAGCAATACCAAGCCAGCTTCCTGATAGGTGCCCGGTTACAGGGCAGCTTCAACGCTACGATGGTGCGCGCTCAAGGCCGTCTCATGGCCTTGCACCGCACCGCTACCGGGCTGGCTGCGCGGCTGGGTGGCGTGTTCAGGACCGCGCTAGGCGGTCTGGCAACATTCTTCGGCGGCTTCGCCATAGGCAACCTTTGGCACCGCGTCACCGAAGAAGCTACCAAAGCGGCCATCGAAATGGAGCAACGGCACCGGCGACTGGCCGGTGTGCTCATGGGCAATGCTTCCATCCAGAAGAAAGGCGTGGACTTCGCCAAACAACAGGCGGAGCTAATTTTCCAGCACAACGAAGAACTAGCCAAACAACAGATTTTCGGTCACGCCACGCTGGACACCATGAGCACCATGTTGGGCGTGATGGGTATCCCGCCCAAGGAAATCGTCAAAACCACAGATGCCATGGCCGACATGCTGGCCGCGGCCAAAGGCGTGACCGCCACCGCCGAAGATGGCCAGCAACTCTCCAAGGCTTGGGGCGTCGCCATCCGCACCGGCATGACCCGCGCATTGCGCGCCTACGACATAGTGTTGACTGACAGCCAGCAAAAGGAATTCAAGGCACTCAAGAACGTCCAGAAGCGCCATGCGTTCCTGATGAAGATTGCACAGTCACCCGTCTACAAAGGCCGGGCAGCGCAGTTGATGAAGACCGACGAAGGCCGGGTGAAAATGCTGGACCGGGCGCTACACGAAATGTCGGTCAACATAGGCCGGGAAGTGTTGCCCATCCAAGCGCAAATGGCTGACGCGTGGCGCGCAGCGGTGCCCGCGATAACGCCAGCCATCAGCGCGATCTTCCGTGGCTTGCTGCGGCTGTTCACGGTTTTAGGTAAACAAGCAGCCGACTTTTTTAGGGTGCTGGAAACGCCACCTGCATTGGAAGCGTGGCAAAACCTGAAGCTGGCATTTGGCGATGTCTTGCTCGCGCTGGGCGAACTGGTGAGCGCTTTCGGATTTGCGCAACCAAAGGTCGTCAGCTTCGGAACAGCACTTGGCACCGGCGTGGTAAATGAAAGCAACAAACTGGCCAACGATCTACGGTCACTGGCCGACCTAATCGCGATGTTCGCCAACCAAGTCCGTGCGCTGCAAAAGGACATGGGCGATATGATGGACAGCACCCGCCAAGAATGGGCGTTCATCACGGGCCTGTGGGAAGGCGCAGTGAAAGGCTACAACGATTTGGTGAACGCGGTAAACGTAGGCGCGCAAAAGATGATCGACATATTCCAAAGTCTCGGCAGCGCCATTAAAAACTTGCTACTTGCGCCCATCACCAGTCTTCAAACGCAATGGGAGCAAGCGATGGACCAGTTCAGGAACCGTCCGCGCTGGATGGGCGGCACCGGCGGCCCACTGCCCACGCCACCGCCAGTTGCTCAACCACCACTTCCAGCCGCTGGAGCGCCACCCGGTTTTCAGTTTGGCGGTATCCTGCGCACGCCGACGCTAGCACGCGTAGCAGAACACGGTCCCGAAGCCATCATACCGCTGAGCGGCGGAGCACGGGCAGAGGGTTTACTGGATTACGCCAGCCGCATCATCATGGGCCGCCCAAACATAGGTGCCACTACGGTTAGTTTCGCACCGGTGGTAAACATCAACGGCAATGCCACCGAAACTGAGCAACGGGCTATGGACAGTCGGCTCAGGGACTTGGCGCGAGATTTCATCGAGCAGTTCAAAGCAGCACAATACCAAGAACGAAGACTAAGTTATGAAAGCGGTTATGGCTAAAAAACCAACGCAGGAAGAAATACCAATGGAAGGACCGGGCGTTGCCCCGGTGAAGTTACCCAAGGTGGACAAACTGGCGCGAACATACGTGGAAGCACGCGACACGCGCATCACCGCCTTGAATGAGGAAATTGAGTCAAAGCGCAAGCTGATTGAAGCCTTGCACTTTCACGCCGACCAAATCAAAACACCCGATGGCACCTTGATGTATCACTTCGATGACAGCATCATCACGCTGGAAGCGGGCAAGGAAAAACTCAAGGTGTCGGCCAGTCACGTGGATGAGGAGGAATGAAGTTATTTTGAAATCAAGATAACTTCTTTTTCGAAAGGTGGCTGACAGGATTTACATAAGCGTGCAGGGCGATTGGTGGGACCTGATCGCCTTGCGCGTTTATGGGATGAGGCGCGGCGACGATCACCTGATGCACAAGCTGATCGAGGCCAACTATCCCATCCGCGAACTGTCGCACTTCCCGGCTGGCGTAACTGTGCTGGTGCCGGAATTGCCGGTCAAAACTGAGGTGCCGCTGGTGCCGTGGAAAAGCGCCAGCATAATCACATGAAAAACACCCTCCCTGCACCTTTGGACGGAAACGGCCACAAAACGCGACTACGGGCATCCTCGGCAGCGCGCGGGCCATCCTAGAAATGATCGCACAAGTCAGAACGGCACGCCCGGCGATAATCCTCAACGGCAAGGATTACTACAGCCAGCTTGCGCCCTACCTGCTCAACCTGAGCTACACCGATAACAGCGACGGTAAAAAGGCCGATGATCTGCAATTCCAGCTGGCCGACCGCGACAAGCGCTTCATCAACGATTGGATGCCGGACGTAGGCACGTTCATCGACGTGTCCATCATAGCTGAGCGCTGGTATAGCCCCAACGCGGCTACGCTCTCGCTGGATTGTGGGCGGTTTTGGATTGACAGCGTGGACTTCGAATTGCCGCAGCACACAGTCTCGGTCAAAGCCAGTTCAATTCCCACCGGCGTTCGCTTGAAGGCAGCTGACGAAACGCGCGGCTGGGAGAACAGCACGCTACGCGACATAGCGCAACAGATTGCCGGTGAAAACAAGATGACGCTGGATTGGCAGGCCAACGTCAACCCGCGCTTTGTGCGCGTGGAACAAACTGAGGAAAGTGGGCTGGCCTTCCTCAAAAAGCGAGCCAACGATGCCAAGCTGTCGATCAAGGTCCACCGCAACGCGCTAGTGATCTTCGATGAGCAGACCTACGAGGAAAAAGCAGCGCAATTCACGCTGGCCTATGGCAACACCGCAGGGACCGGCGGGCTGGCGCTTTACCGCATGGCCAGCGCAAAGTTTCACCTAAAGGTCAACGACACGGCCAAGAAGGCTAAGGTGAAACATTCGCGCACCGAGACAGGCGAAACCAGTAGCAGCGAGTTTCAAACTGACGAGGAAAACTTGCCGGACGTAGACACCAACGTGAACGAAGACCCCGGCACGGACCCGGACAGCATCGAAGTTGAACCCGGCCCATTGTTCCGCGAAGGCGAAGATGAGTTGGTCGGCGATTGGAATGCTGAGGCCGACAGCGCAGGCTCGCGCAAGGCCAAGGCCACATTACGCGACAAAAACAAAGATAAGTTTCACGCGGAAATTGAGCTAGCGCTGGGCTGCCCGCTGATAGCTTCAGGACAAACACTCAACTTGGCAGGCGTGGGCCAATTCGATGGGAAGTGGTTTTTGGAGTCAGCTGAGCACAAGATTGGACCGCTATACGAGACAAACTTGAAGATTCGCCGTTGTCTGAAAGGATACTGAACGTGAGCACGAAGAACCTACTGGCATCGACCGACTACACGAAAGGCACGGACAACCGTTTCAAGAACGCGGTGCTGATCGGCAAGGTCAGCGAGGTAGTGGTGGACAGCAAAGGCGCAAACATTCGCGCCATCATGCCAGACAAGGTGGACCATCAAGGCCAACCACTCATCACCAAACCAATCCCGGTCCTTCAAACCAGCGCGGGCAAGAAGCGTAGTTTCGCCATGCCGCGCATAGGCCAGAACGTGTTGCTGGTAAAGCTGCCCAACGGCACAGCTGATTACGCGGCCATCGGCTTCTTCTACACCAGCAAAGACCCGCCACCGGTCACGGACCCCAAGCTGGACTACATCGAATACGACGACGGCTCAACCATGCAGTTCGACGCTGAAAGCGGCACGCTCACTTGGAAACTGAAAGGCGATGTGAATTGGGACAACGAAGGCGCAGCGCTACTCAAGTTTCAAGGCGACTTCACGGTTGAACCCACGGGCAACATACTGCTCAAACCCACCGGCACGGTCACGCTAGAAGCCAGCACCATCTTTTTGAAAGGCAACATCAATCACACCGGCAACATGACTACCACCGGTGTTCACACTGACAGCTTGGGCCATCACACCAGTAGCGAGCGTCAAGAGGATTTACTGAGGCGGATTGAAGCGCTGGAACAACGCGTGGCCGCGCTGGAGACAGCGCAGGGAGGGAAGTTATCTTGAAATCGAGATAACTTACTTTGCTATGGAAGGACTCTACGGCGCAATCATCTTTGGAAAGGCGCGTGGACGCATTCACACCTTCCACGAAATCAAACGCAAATACAGTGGCCGGTTTGGCGCGCACATGGTGCATCTGCGCAAGCCGTTGCTGGAATGGGCGGGCAACGATCTACTGGAAATCTCCATGTCGGTCAGCTTGAATTCCAGCTGGTGCGGTGACCCATTGCCGATACTGGCCGAATGGCACTTTCTGCATGAGAGCGGTTTTGCTGCGCCACTGGTAGTAGGCGGCAAGCCTCAAGGACCGGGACTCAGTTTGTTCGTGGTCACGGATTTGAACGAAACGCACCGGCACTGGTTGCGCGGCGGACGGTTGATAGCGGTGGACTTGGACGTGTCGTTCAAGGAATACATACCGTTCACCGAAGGCCTCATATCGTCGCTGGGCATACCGGGTTTTCCCGGTAGTAACCTGATTGGAAGTGGAGCAATCTAATGCCAGTCACCCAAACACTCGCGCTACCTGAGCAAGCTGGCACCATCCAGCTGGGTGCTAACTGGCGTGTCCAGTTTGCTGACGCGGACGGTTTGCCCCTCAACATGGGCAGCTTTGAAGAACTCGACTTCGGCGCAATCAGCTACAAAGAGATTTTCCAGAACGTCAAAACCATCCTTGCCACGCCCTTGTTCAGCGCAGCGTTGGAACGGACACTCGGCCTCGATCAAACCATCGTGGACAGGCCGATCAACGAAGCTTCGCACGCCACAATCGCAATACTGGACGCACTCACGTTTTGGGAGCCACGGGTGCAAGTGATGAACATCGACTTTCGCGCAGACGCCATAAATGGGCACTTGACTGTGTTGCTACAGTTGCAAGTCAGGAACGTCATCTATGGCACCAACACCCCTTACGAACGCACACGCATCAACATCCCAATCATTCAAGTTATGCCCACACCAGCACCTGTCCCCGGCCCGCCCGGCCCGCCCGGCCCACAAGGCAAACGCGGCACCATGTGGTTCACCGGCACGGTAGACCCAACCGAAACTACAGCAATCGAAGGCTTCACCCTTCAAGAAAACGACTTGTTCCTCAACACGACTACCGGCGACGTGTTTGTCTTTTCCAGTAGTAGTGATATTAGCGGTGAGGGGTTACGCAGCGCCACCAGAGTTTGGAAGCCAACCGGAAGGAGAAACAACAAATGAGCGCGATAGAAGAAAAGATCATAATTCCCTTGAGCGGCCCAATCGTGGGCGGCCACGGCGGCGCGTGGGATGCCGCTGGCAACATCAAAGGGCCAGCAGGCTCGGCTAGCATTCCTGATCCGCTCGTGCTCAATACAATCCAAGCTAACACCGCGCTCATGATCGGGAACAACATGCGGCTGGTGCCTACACCTACGGGCGGACGCATCGAGACCAAGAACATCTCCGGAGTCTGGGAGATTCAAGCAGAATGGCCGTAACCCATGAAAAAAACACTCATTACTATCGGCGCGGCGCTGGCGGTTGTTACCGGCGCAATCGCGGGAACCTTCTCTGGAGATAACACGTTCAAATCACCCGGCACGCTCACCATCCAGAGCGGTGTGTCGTTGCAGGGCACTTGGGTGTTTGGCTCGGGAAGCACCCTAGACATTACTAGCGCCACCAAGATCGGTTTCCCAAGTGGCGGTGGCGGTGGCACACCGGGCGGCATCAGCGATCAAATCCAGTTCAACTCGGCTGGGGGCTTCGGCGGCGTGCCGTGGCTCACCTACGACGGAACGAAAGTCATCCAGCAGGGCAGCAGCAAGTATCTAATCCAAGACCCAACCGACCCCACCAAGGGATTCACGTTCGAGACGGGCGGCATCGCTACCGGACAGACGCGAGCAGTGAACATACCGGACGCCAATTCTACCACTGTGCAAAACGTGGTGCCGGTAGCCAATCAGTTTTTGACCGGCATGAACGCGCAAGGCTTGTTTAGCAAGGCGCAGCCAGCCTTTACCAATATCGCGGGTGTGCTGGTGAACGCGCAATTGCCGACAACGATTAGCGGCAAGACCTTTGACGACACCAATACCATCACGGTCAAAGACAGCAGCTTCACCATCGAAAACAGCGCAGCCGTGGGCAAGACGGTCAAGTTCGACCTGAGCAACCTGACTTTGGGACCACCACGCCTGATCGTAGTGCCGGACGGTAACTCGTCCACGGTGCAGCAGCAGCCTGCTCTTAGTAATAACTTCGTGACCGGCGTGAGCGCGTCGGGCATCATGTCCCTTGCACAACCCACGTTCGGCAATCTCTCTGGCTCCATCGCTCTCAGTCAGTTCAACATCAACACCAGCAAGCTGCTCGGACGCAGCGTAGGCGTGAGTGGAACAGGACCGGCTGAGGAAATATCCATCGGCTCAAACCTGACGCTTGCTGGCGGTGTCTTGAGCGCAGCATCAAGCGCTCTGCCGCCAATGGTGGGCAACAGCGGCAAGTTTCTGACCAACAACGGGTCTACGGCTAGCTGGGGGGATGCTTTTCTCGTCAGCATCAACGACCCTATTGACCCCACCAAACAACTGCAATTCGATCTAGGCGCGTTTCCGACTGGCACTACGCGCACGATCAGACCAGCTCCAAGCGCGGACTAGGTCACGGTGATTGCCG